TGCAATTAAGTTCACAAAAAATGGTGATGGCAGATTACAAAACCCGAGGCTTGAAAGAGAACGGGAGAAACAACAGAAGTATAGGGAATTACAGGCAGAAAAGAGCAAAAAGGGTGTTGAAGCAAGAAGAAAACAAGCTACCCACGGGTCAACCCGCGGGTCAAGCAACGGCTCACCCGATGGTAAACCTCTTCAGTCTTCAGACTTCAGTCATAAAGAAAAAGATATACAAGCTGCGCTTGTTTTCCCCCTCCGTGATAACAAAGAATTTGAACTCTCTCTTGCCAAAATCTCAGAGTATGAAAAGACCTATCGAAACATTGACGTATCGTTTGAACTCAAGAAGTGCTTACAGTGGAATATCGACAATCCTACGAAGCGGAAAACAGAACGAGGGATACTGAAGCATATCAATGGATGGTTGAGTGATGAGAGCAAAAAGAAAGGCCCTCAACCAGCAGCAGGAATAGAACATGATACCAAAGCAGTTGATGAAGCAAGGAGAGACACAGAGGAAATGACCCCGGAGAAAAAGGCAGAGGCGGCAAAAAGAATTAGGGAATTAGCCCTGAACGTAGGGCAGAAAACATAAACCCTTAAACACGGAGGATGTATGAATTTTCCGACACTTAAAAAATGGCTGTTTATTTGTGTGTTATTGGTAGGGGTGTTTGGATTGGGAGGGTGTGGTGAAAATATAGACAATGATTTGAGGGTAAGAAAAGTAAAGGGTGCGGTTGAATCTGCCCTATCACCGGGGTATGGAACTTGCGGAAGGTGCGGAAGACCTTGGAATAGGGTAGAAGAACATACCACTTGGTTTCAGGAAGACCCTTCTGAGCCGTCTTCAAAAAATGACTCAGATCTAACAATCTTTGTGTTAGATATGGGATGCTTTCCCCTTTGTGAGGAGTGTTGGGGCGAATTAACCCCTAAAGAAAGATTACCCTATTACAGAGAGTTATTTAATGAATGGACGCTTGAGGCAATTAGGGATGGATACGAAGCACCACCAAAAAAACAATGGGAATCGATAAGGGCAGCAGTTTTGGCCGGCAAATGAAAATCTTTAACCTTAAACAAATAAAGGAGGACTTATGAAAAAACTATTTCTAATCACCTTAACCAGCTTGTTTGTATTGGGCAGCTTGACTGCTTTGGCAAGTACGCCAATTCCAGCAAGCGAACAACCCGGGCCGACTATCAAGAAGGCCCAGGAACAGGCCCCGGCAAAGCCGTTGAACATCTTGCGGCTTGAAATGCAACTATTACAGAACAAGTATGATGAAGTCATGCAGGAACGGTCTGATCTCTTAAAGCAGGTGAATTATCTCGAGATTCGGTTGCCTATTGTCAACAACCAGTTACAGCAGTTGCAGGCGCAGATGAAGAAGAAGAACATGGAGATCCAGAAGACAACGGCTGAGGAAGGGAAGCCGGAGGAACCTAAAGAGGAGAAGAAATGAAAAAGGTATTGATCTTCATAGGGTTGAAGGCTACAGAAGCCATAGGGGTGGTTTGCCTGCTTTATGGGCTTTATTGGTTGGGACATTTGGTGATAAAACTGGGAATATTGCCAGATCTTGACCCAACCCCTTGGTTTGCATTTATAGGCGCTGGTTTCCTTGGAATCTGCATAGTGATTATTGGTGGTGCCTTTCTATTTTTTATATGGTTGGTAATCGAGGCCAACTGGCGCAAGGCTGGTGAACTAGCCAAGAAGCCTTAACTTAACTTAACTTAACAACTTAACAGAGTTAAGTGTGAGCGAAGAAGCACCACTTGTAGGGATGAAGGACATATCTGCCAAAATGGGGGTGTGCGAGAAGAAGGCTAGGAAAATACTGAAAAACGCTGATATTTTCCTGCCCGATTACGCACCCCTCAAGGCAGTATGTTGGTCGGACCTACAGAAGTACCTCAGACGGCATATCAAAGGTATATAGAAGACCCTCATAGTACCATCATAGTACCCTTATATGCCGCCCCACCTCGTTTGACTCTTTCCAAACCCCGTTTTACCATATAGCCACGATGAACTCTTTACCTCCAGCTCCCCTGGTTGGCCCTCCTGCTGGGGGAGCCCCACCCAAAGAGGTGAGACATGGCTGAAATGACGGCCAGAGAATACATGCAACACCTCATATCTCAGGGCATCCCTGACGATCAGCACACCCTTGTCGAGCGCACTATTGCCGATCTCGGCATTTCCCGTTCCCGCGCTCACGATGTTTGGCACTCACTTAACAGGCAAAAGGTTATGGATATGAATAAATCCGGGATCTCACGATCTCAACTGAAAGACAAGTTTGATTCAAATACACGAGCAAGGAATGCAATCAGGCGTGGCCTGGAAACATTGGTTGAAATGGAAAACCCCGACGATGATGCAATTCTTGATGAGGCGCAATTCCGCTCAGAGCGTTGCGGGGATGTGGCCACGGTAGGATTTCGCCGGATTGCAGATGAGCCCGAATTTATCCAATATCAGTTCCGGGTGGGAGATAAGATATTCTGGACTACTCCCCGGACCAAACAGTGGGCCCTTGAGAATGTATCTAGAGCGAGGGATATGTAATGGGAAGAGAAGATTTTTTACAAAAGCATGATCCAGCACCGGACCAGGCGGCAGAGCAGGAGTATCACCGCAAACTCGAAGCCGAGCTTGACCGGCTCAAAAAGCGAGTGGGCACCGATGAAAAGCTGTTCGAATATGTGAAGGACAGCATAGAGGCATTACCGGCACCAAAGGCGGTTGAGTATGAGAAGCCGAAGCTCAAGCACGATGCTTTGACGGCTGTATTGAACCTCACGGATACGCATGCCGAGGAATCCGTTGTCAGCGAGGAAATGGAAGGCCTTGCCGAATACGGCTGGGCTATCTTCCAGATCCGCATGAATAAGACAGCGCAAAAGACCCTTGAACTTGTCAATATTATGCGACAGGCCAGTAGTGTGCGGAACCTCGATATAAACTGCCTGGGTGATTGGCTCACCGGCAAGATCCAACCCCAAGAGGAAGGCTATGGCCAAAGCATGTCAATGCCGGTTGCGCTGCCAAAGGTAGCGTTTGAATTTGCTGAGATGCTCGTTAGTCTGTCCGCCCACTTCGAGAAGATCCGGGTAAACTGTCTATGCGGGAATCACGGCAGAGACACCGTTAAGCCTGCCTATAAAATGACCGCTGATCGGAATTGGGATATGAGTATCTACCTTGCCGCTCAGTATATGACACGGGAATGCTCGAATATTGAATGGAATATCCCGCGCAGTATCATGTATGTGTCGGATGTCCTGGGCCATAAGTGCCTGCTATCCCACTCGATGGAAGTACAGATGCATCACCGCACGCCATATTACCCCATTGAGACCACGATAGATATGGAGCACAAGGCCAGGGCAGGCACCGGCAAAGACTTTACCTACGTTTTTATGGGCCACTGGCACCACTACGCTATTTTGGACAACAACATTATCCTTTGCCCGAGCATGATCGGACCGAACCAGTATAGCAGATTCCGCTTACACAAGAACGCTCTGGCGCAACAGCTCTTATGCTTCTTTGTGCGTAAGCATGGGTTAATAGCGCAATGGCCGATCCGGTTGTAACGACATGAGATGCCCCATTGTTGACATACCACCCCAAGGCAAGGGTTGGGCTTATTACGCGAAAGAGCAAGAGCGATATTTGCGAGAAATGATAGGTAATGAACTTTTTGAAAGCCTAGACCGCGCAATTGAGAGACAGGGGCACACAAATGAATCTCAAGGAGTGTCAGACTCTTAGCGATACTATCCAGCGTATAGACGCGATCACCCTTCGCGTTGAGATGCGTATTAGGCAGGCAGGCACGATTATGAATCAGAACATGATGCCATACCTCAAGAAAGTACAAGCTGATGCAAAACTGAACGAGGGTAAGATGCTACTTGAGGAGATTAGAGAGGAAAACAAGCCGATCCTAGAGCTCCTAAAGAAAGAACGGGAGGGGCAGGAGTGACCGAATGGCTCGAAAACGTACTGTTACGAATACGGCGTTTCGAGGGTTGGAGTCCTAAACCTTACACCGACAGCACCGGACACTTAACAATAGGTTATGGAACCAATATCGAAAGAATTAGCACAAAAGAAGGAAAACTCTTACTCGTTGCCCGTATTACCGACATTCTGCGTTATGACATCCCAAACCTTCCCGAGTATGAGGGATTGTCTGACAATCGCAAGGCAGTTTATCTTGACATGCTTTACAACTTGGGTTTCAAGAAATTTAAGGGCTTTAAAAAGATGAGACATGCAGTTCTCAATGAACGGTGGGAGGAAGCAGCAGACCAGATACTTGACAGCCTTTACCATGAGCAAGTTGGTAAGCGGGCAGAAGATAATGCCCGTTTGATGAGACAAGGATAAACTTCCCCTGTGCTTTCGAGCCAGGGTGCGGCTGGGGAACGTTGTGAATGCCAGCCCAAAAAGCTGCATACTAGTTGCAGGAGCAACAATTACCCAGCCAGCTATCATCACGACAAATATTGCGCCAAAGTGTCGTGATTAGATTAACCCTTTAACCGGAGACAAAGATGAAAACCTCCAAGATCAAAGCAAACCTGATCGCATTGGGGGTGAGCCTGTTGTTCTGTCTGGCGATATTTTTCTCTGTGTTTGCACAGGGGTGTGCAACCCTAACCAACGAGGAAAAACTGGATATTATTGGAGATTTTGTGGCGGAGATTGAGGAAGGACTCAACGAGAATCTACCCGAAGGCTGTATCAAGGCCACCTTACCAAATCAGGACAAACCGATTTTCTTGCCCGATGTTTATGGGCCCTTTTCGGATTCCCTTCTCAACACTGAGAACTTGCACAAATACACATATTACCTCTTTAGCTTCAATCCGATGGTATCGTTTGAGGTTTTGGTGGAGCAGGAAACCGGCAAGGGTTTGATCTGCTGTGAGGTCATTTTCATGACTGAGATATGGTGGATTTACAACGAGGATGCTGTACCTGAAATAGTGGACAATCAAAGTGCCTGGAATTACATGCTTGAGCTATTTCCCGAAGGCTGGAATGAGGAGGCATCAAATGAAAGCATATAAGTGGTTATTGTCACCTGTTCTGATTGTCGCCGGGGTTGTCGTGCTTCTGCTTGCCATGCCGGAGATACCTGAATCTGTTACGCCGCCTGATGTGAATAAGACCATGCAAGTGCAAAATCCAGAAGGTTCCCTGTCAAGCCTTTCTTTCATTTGCGGGGGTGAAGCATACATCAAAATATTCTCAGGGCTTACCGTTGTGGATGTTCTGAATCTATGGAATGACGTTTCGGTGCTTGCCAGAACAACGGACATACGCAATCTTCATATGTTTATCAGTTCTGGTGGTGGAGATGCCTTCTCCGGCCTTGCCCTTGCCGATCAGATTGAAAGGGCAAAAAAGCTGGGCTTTCATATAACAGCCTATGCCTCCGGTATTATTGCCAGTGCTGCTGTGCCTGTCTTTATCGTTTGCAGTGAGCGTATTGCCGCTCCCGGCACGATTTTCATGGTTCACGAAACCTCAATATGGAAGTGGCCCGGACAAGAAACACATAGCGATATTATCTCCCAGGGTAAGCTCATGGACTTACTGAGGGATCGGTATATGTCTAAGATGGTGAAGTACAGCAAACTCCCGCTTGAGGAATGGTTGATGATGGAAGCCAAAACCACATGGTTCTCAGCCAAAGAAGCTAAGAAGTGGGGCCTCGTGGACAGGATTGAATGACCCCGATGCCGACATGGTTTAAGCGGGTAACGCTGGTCTATGCGTTTTGCATTAAACTAATTTGGAGGATTTTAACATGGATTGGTGGGAAATAATATTAGGACTCTTAGCGGTAGGTGGTGTTGCTTTTGCCACGGGCAAGGTTGCGCTGCACCAAAAAATCAAGCATCTCCGAGAGCTTTTCAAGTCTCTTGACGAGGCTTTTGCCCCTGAAGGTCCAGGCGGGGGAAACCTCACCAAAGAGGAACTTTTGGATATTTGGGAAGATGCCAAGCGGGTAGTGGGTGCGTAACATGATGATCGACCAGGACAACATCAAACCCCCCTGGAAAGAGAGGCATCCCAAGCTGGCTTCTTTAAATCCAGCGTATTTTCCTATAATTCATTTCATACTCAGCTGGCTTAGGGAAATATGGAGGAAATCAAAAGAGGACTCCAAATGAAAACATACCTTGCAATTCTGCTTTCTGTTTTCGTTTTTGCAAGCATGGTGTCTGTGGGGTGGGGAGAGGAAGGCAGTTTTTTAACTGATTGGGAACCTCCCACAACCATAATTTTTGGATATGCAGATACGGAAATTACATTTGGTATTGATGAATTTGAAAGCATGACTCAGCAGGAAATGGAAAACTTTGCCCTGTTGGTTATGCTGTGTGTTGAAACCCAAATAGGCTCACCTGTCATAGAGATATGGGGCAAGAAACTATTACCACGATTTTTTAAGGAGGCTATAACCGAATGAAATCCGTGAGATTGTTTTTAGCTCTTTTTGTTGTACTGATTTTGGCGTTTCCTGCTGTTGGTTTGGCTGGTGGCTATTACAAAGAGGTCAAGTGCGATATTTGTGGCAAGCTGTTGAGGGAATGGGTGGAGACATCTGACCATGACTATATTTTAACAAATGATATAGACCCAGGCTTTTATCTTACTGTTCCTTCTAACAATATTGCTTGGTCGGTTACTACCAAACCTGATGCTCCCAAAGAACTCGACAAGGCCAAATGCTTTGCTTGGTCACAGTCTCTTACGCTCTGCCCTGAATGCAAGAAGAAGTATGCCGAACAACTTGAGGGTTTACTGCTGACCACGTGGGATAAGTTTTTGGCTGAAGCTATCGAAGAAAATCGAGAACGTGCCAAACTCATGCAGGAAGAAGCCAAGGAATATCGTATTCAGGCATTACGGAAAGAACTGTCTGACTTTGAGAAGGAAATCAAAGAACGACTTGAGGAAATAAACAAAATCAAAGAGGAGACAGAATGAAACCAAGACCATTTCCACTTATTGCACTTATAGCAATAATCTTTGCCTTTATTGCAGGATGCGCCGGTGTTCAGTTCAATTGGGGCAGCACTGCCGAAAACCTAGCCAAGGCAGCAGGCATCTTGGTTGTGGGCAACAACCCCGACTATAAAGATGTGATGATTACCTATGCCAACGGGCTTTTGGCTGAGAATGACCCTGTTGACTTCAACACTGGGCTTAAAAAAGGAGTAAACAAACTGCTTGCGTCTTATGTAGAAAACGAAGAGGCTCGGGCAGCTATTGTGGCTTGCTTGCCTGATATTCAGCTTGAGGAGGGCGCAATACCCACTTCTGCCTGGATGGATAAAGTTAAACCCGTTGTTAGAGCATTTATCGCAGGGGTTAAGATTGGTGCGCCACAGGAAGTAGGGAGTTTGTCGGTTACGGGACTTGATGAAATTCCATCCGGTGAGGTTGCTGATGATACTCTTGATCTCAATCTTGACGATACCCTTACTTATGACAGCAAAGACCGATGGGAAGCAGCGGGACTTGGTGATTTGTGGGATAGGGAAATCGAATTTCTCATCGGCAGAACGTTGGCCGTAGGTGGGTTGTAAGATTGGCTAGACCGACAAAATTCAAGGAAGAGTATGTTGAGCAGGCGTATGTGGCCTGCAAGGAAGGGTTTACCGACGAGAAGTTGGCCGAAATTTTCAATGTTCACCGCGATTCTATCTATGAGTGGCGCAAGCAATATCCCGAGTTTGAAAAGGCAATACGCAATGGAAAGGACGAGTTTGACAGTTCCCGGGTAGAAAAGGCACTGGTAGAGCGTGCCGTAGGGATTGCAATAGCAGGCAAATATTTCCCCCCCGACCCCGTAAGCATGATTTTTTGGCTCAAGAACAGGCAGCCGGAGCGGTGGAAGGATGTCAAATCAACCGAACACAGTGGCAAGATCACCCTTGAAGATGCGGTAAAACAGATAGAAGCAGATGAGTGACGTTCTTGAAACCATAAAGCAGTACCGGGGCAACTTCGAGACCTTTGCCGATAAGTGTATCAAGATACGGGACCACAACACGGCAAAGATCCTGCCCTTGAAGTTCAAGCGGGGCCAGCAGATCCTTCATGCTGTAACCGAAAAGATGAAAGCGGAGCTTGGTTATGTACGGATTTTGCTTCTCAAAGCTAGACGATTCGGCGGTTCAACTTATGTTGAGGGAAGGTTCTACTGGAAAACAAGTCTCAATTCAAACCGGAATACGTTTATCGTTGCCCACGAAGTGGATTCAACCAATACTCTCTATGGTATGGCAACGCTTATGCAAGAACAGAATCCGATTGCTCCGCAAACTAGGAAAAGTAATGCTCAAGAGCTTATTTTTGATACACATGATGGTAAGGGTCTTAAGAGCCAATACCGACTTGCCACAGCTAAGAACGTAGATGCTGGCCGTTCTCAGGGCGTTCATTATCTCCATATCTCAGAAGAAGGCATGTGGACTCGCGGAGGCATGGTGTTGGGCGGTCTCCTGCAAACAGTTCCCGATCCACCCGCAGAAACGGAGATATTCAGGGAGTCAACAGCCAAAGGTTACGGCAATTCCTTTCAGG